CCTCTGGAATCTGTGACGGAAATGTATAATGAAAAGGTTGGAGAAGAGGTTGATGATTAAATGTTTGATTCTTCAGAATGGTTTGATTCTTATCGCAAAGATTGAGGAGATTGATGCAGAAATCGGAGATCCAAACTGTAAGATTTCTGATGTTGCTCTTGTAAATTCTGATGATACGGTAAGCACCTGGCTAACCTGCACTGAGCAAAAAGATTTGCTGTTCAGGTCTGAAGACATTTTGACAATTGTTGAACCAAAAAGTTCTATTATTAAATCATATATTGAAATTATTGCATGAGAGTTTTAAGCATTGATTTGGATTATATTATGGGTCCGG